GCCCATACCTTGGCAATGCAGATCGTAGATCTTCTGCTCATATGGCGTCAGAAGAGACGGATCCTTAAATCTACGATCAGTCGGCATTGATGTCGTCCTTCCTCTCCAATTCTTTCCTGCATGGCGGGATCCACATCAGGATTGTTTGCTTGTTTGCTTCTTCCGGTCCCGCATACCATACAAGCCATGCATAGCTTGTTGCCGTTGAGGCTTTCTGGTCATATCGACCTTTAACCATCGGAACGCGCTCAGAGAACTGCGCAACAATGTCTGGGGCGTTGTGCATAAACAACGTATGATAGCGCATAACGCTTTCGAGGAAGGAAGTGCGCACAAGCATGGCGACGCCATCAGTTGCGATGCGTTGCGCCTGTTCGATAAATTGCTGTGCCTTATTGAATGGCGGGTTTGTAATTATCCAATGAACGTCGAAATTATTTTGACAAATTTCAGGAGCCAAGAAATCAACGACGTTACCATATCCATAATCGACGATGTCGGAGTAAATAACATTTCCGAAATACTCCTGAAGCGGTCGAACCATATAACCGCGATTGGCGGCAGGCTCCCAGCATATTTCTCCATATACGCGCATAGGCCCGATTACATGCTCAATGAGCGCGCGCGTCGCCCACGGCGGCGTCGGGAAGTCATCACTGTCGCCAGTTGGCGACAATCTGCGCGCAGCTACAGCGTAGTTTTCAGTCGGTTTCATATCAATCACCAGTCAATAAAAGAAAGTTACTTAGGCTGCTGACCGCTGGCGATATCCGCCTCTATGCCAGCAACAACCTGTTGTAGGACGCGCATGCCCGCTTCGTCAATAGGCCCATAATGCGTAGCAATATAGGAAGGGCGCTTCCAAAATTCACAGATCGCCATGCAGCGCGAGCGTTCATTGCTGACGCCGGTTTCGTATGTCGGTTCACCGTTCATCGTCTAATGTCTCCGGTAGCGTTTTGATTATCACGATGCCTGTCCCATCAGGGATTACCGGCGCGCTATCCAGCGGCCATTTAAACAGGCTTGCATAGGCCGCGTGAGGCGGTCCTAGATCTCGCTCAAATACCCACCCGGCTTCTTCCCAGATCTTTTGCTGGTGATGCGGGACGTATTTGTAATATTCGCAGGTTTCTTCCACGTCGCCCTCTCGAGACGAATCATATCATATCAACGTCAAAAAAAGAACCGGGGCCCGTAGGCCCCGACCTTTTAGCGGACAATCGCGGCTTCAAGATCTTCCAGAGAAATTGATGCCGACGAAGCTTTCGCGAATGTTGCGGCTGACGCATCCGGCAAAATAACCGGCTGCGTCGTGGCGGCTCGTTTCTCTGGCTTACTCGCCTTACCGGCAACCACTACCGGCTTCATTTCAGCTTTGCGCAGATCTTCCTTACGCTGATACGCAACGTCAGAAAGGTTATTGCGCACACGGGCGTAATCTTCAGAAAACAGAGCCGCAAAAGCCTTGTAGTTGATGCCGTCGAGATAGTTATCGACGAACATCGGCGTCGCGAACATACGCGCGTCCTTCACGCATTCCAGAAGGATGCAGGCTTCATAGGGATGAAAAGGGCGACCGACGCGAAGGGAAAACAGATCAGCAATAAGCTGAAAGTTATTCTCGATCTCGCCGTAGTTCTGGCCGCGCTCCTGAATCAGTTCAGCGGCCTGTGTGAGCATTTCATATGGATTGCTTGCGGTGGTCATATCGATCTCTTCTCAGTTGAGTGTTTTGGAAAGATTCACCGTTCATCACTTTTACTTTGCCGATGAAGCGGTAGTTTAAAGCCAGTTGACCCCGGCTGTGTTCTGTCCCGGTTTGCTGGTCACGATAGAACTCCTCGACCAGAACGAAGTCGTTATTGGTTAGAGCCGTAACGAAGTCTTCCAAACTGTTCGATTCTGCATGCTCAACATTAACCTGATGAACCAGATTATTGTTGAACGATGGCATGTTCATCGTGACCAGAAAACGCATTGTCCATCCTTGTGATTAAAGAGAAGAGGCGACGCTGTCGGTCGACCAAGACAACATCACAGTGAATGATATCGCCGCCCCTTCAACTGTTATCGGCGATTAGCCGAAATCATCGTCACCGCCGGCAGGAGCATCGACCTTCGTCGAGCCTGTCGCAGCGGGGCCGCTCGCAGAGGAGGAGGCCGACGAACTACGCGCCGTGTAAACGAGATCTTCGGGACGCTTTACCCATCCCGTGATCTCCCAGACAGGCACATAGTTCGTCGTCTTCATCGCCCCTCCAGATGAAGTCTTCGCAACTGTATCTTTCAGCTCGACGACAGGAAGCTTACCAGCGTTTTCTTTAACGCCTTTTTCGTAAGCATCCATCAGCCCTTTGGCACCGTCGAGGAACGCAGCAGCATTTGACGCGAACTCGCGAATGTCGCCGCCGCATTCTTTCGAAAGCTTGATGACGAAACGAACGCCACGCTTGAAACCTTCGCCGGCAGGCTTATCGATAGAGCCGCCATCAGCAAAACGAGTGACGCGGAAATCAGGAGCGCCGCCTGTATTGAAGTTGATCCAGCCAATCTCGACATTTTCGAAATCGAAGATCGCCTTAAAGTTGCGCGTGATATCAACATCGTTGTTCTCACCGTTGTCGCGGTCGCGGCGCGACAGGCGACCCGAACGAGAATCATACTTGATGATCGGAAGGAAGGAACCGCCTTCGCCGACACCGTCAAAAAATCCACCAAAAGCCATTTTACCACTCCATGTTATGCGATGATCTGGCCCATCGCTTGCCTTACCCCAAGGCGGGGGAACTCTATAAGGCGCTCTTACAAGCGCGCTCATTGGCATGCACATCAGCGCAAGCTCGGATGAATGTTCTCGAGCTGCTCTAGGATCTCGTCGATTGTATCTACAACTCTATTATAATCGCCAGTGCTATTTAGATAGACGACAGACTTGCACCACGGATGATATTGTAGTTCATCGTCGTCAGGATGGGAAATAAGTGCTATTTTGTTGGCCTTAACATACAAGCCAACTCTTTCCCCCTCATCCGACATGACACCAAGACAAAGATACCCAAACTTGTTTTCCGGCAGACCGCGCATGTTCATTACTCCACAAATTCAATCCAAGTTGTCGCGATATATTTATCGCCCTTTAAAGGAGGATTTCCTCTATGGGCATGCGTATATCCTGCTGGGAACAATATAATCGTCCCTTCTTTTGGAGCTATGCGAAGGCCTTGATAAAGAAACTCGGTTTCGCCGCCTTCTTCAACATCGTTCAAGTAAATAAGAGGCACAGCCAATCGCGATCCATTTGGTATGCCATCTTGTTCGCAGTGCCACGCATGATAGCCCTGTCCGGGCAGTGTCTTCTGAATCTGAAAGCTCTGCGCAATTCGATGGCGAGACATTTCAGCCAAAATTCCATACTTGTCGAGATACTTACGATAACAATCATCAACCGCACAAGCGATAGGATTGATGCACTTTGTGAAATTTTTAACGACGATAGGGTCTATGGTGTTTTCGATATTAAGGATAGAATTATCTTTAAACGTTCGACCAAATCCCTGCGCAACTCGATCAAAGCATAGGCCAAGGCTTGCGGCATTTTCATAATAATCAATAGCCGCCTGACACACATCGTGCGGTATTGCATTTTCGTAAATGCCAATGAACTGATCGTATTTAATGTCCATCATACACCCCAGATTTCAAAGACGGCTTGTCGCGTCATAGGATCTTTAAAGTAAAAGCTGTCGACGTCAGGCATGACATGCTTCGCCAGCTCCATCGGATCTTCGCTTATTGATAAAAACCGTTGGATCGCAAGACCGATTCGCTCCAAAGCTTTGACATGTTCAGATACATTCTCAACCCGATACGTCGCAGACTTTTTCGGCGTGATGTAAGCAACCCGTGGGTCAATGCCATTGCCGCGCGCAACAGCATACAGTGAAACCTGCCGAGCATGGTTGGTGGAGATTTTAGATGGTAAGGCATGCGTCGTTTTCAGATCTACCAGAATGTTATGGTTCGCCCATTCAACATCATAGAAACCAATAAAGGGCACTGCGATGCCGTCAAACCAATGCTCAATTTTACCTTGGGTCGATGTCGGCTTTCCGTATCCGCGTAGCTCTGCAAGGCCGATCTTAACCATTTCAGATACCGCGAGTGCTTCTTTTTCGAGCGCAGGATCCGAGGAAAAGACAGTAAGTTTCCAGAACTCATCCTTCGCCACCCTTATGCATTCGTCGTCCGTTGCGCCTGTTGTAAGGCCATGAACAACGCCTGTCTCCGTGGCTGTTCCCCTGTGTGCGGCTGCGCCCACCTGTGACCGTTTCTTCATACATTTATCAAGGATAAATGCAGCCGGAGACCCGATGAACAGGTTGGCGGTTGACGGGGATAGGTGCTGGATGCCGTAAGCGGTGAAGGGATTGTTGTTCATAGCGCCTCAATATCGATTCGCACTATCCATAGCGC